TAAATGTCCGTATTTTTCGTATGTAACCTTTGTTATCGGGTGTTTGGCCTTTTCCTTTGATTTTGTTCCGTCCGAAGCCTCCTTTACACTTTGATAATCGTTTATTGTCTTTTGACAGTTCTCACCCACCTTATAATCTATCCCGAATATATTTGAAGAAAATATTTCATTGATGAAATTGCCCCTACTTGCAACACTTGGATTTTTTCTTGGCAGCCTAAGTGATGGCTTATACCCCTTCCTTTTTAAATCATCCTCTATTATCGTGAAAAAGTTTTGCCCCTTCTCCAATTTAGTGTCTGCTTTCAGGCTGGTTCTGTCTCCATAGATGAAAACCGTTTCGGCATTTACGGGATAACGTCTTTCAAACTCCATAAGGGTGTGTTTTAAGGTGTTTTTAGGGTGTTCAAGACATATCTCGTCAATTTTCCAAGAACTCTTGTCCTGTGCCTGATAAATCGATAAAGAAAGGTAAGGGTTAACGTTTTCGTCAAACGAAATGTGTAATGGAAGCTCTTCATTGTATCTATAGCTACCTACTTGGTTAGATGGCTTGAACTCTTTATAGAACTCCCCCCCTTTGTTCAATATTCCCCATTCACCTAGAGCGTAGACCTGATAAAATTCATAGTCAGTCCTCTTGTCATGGTCAAAATCCGCAATGGTCTGTATATCTTTGAATCCGAACGTGCCACAAGGGGAGCCAACCACCCAAAAATTGTTCAGATAGGTTGATTTAATAACAACAATATTGGACGGATATGTTTCATCACCTATGGTTATAGACTCTCCCTCCCATTTCTCCGTTACAAAAGTGTACTTTTCATCAATGTTGAGTTGAAGCACTCCATTATGGTCAACAAGTGAGTTTGAAAGTTCTGCTTTTGATTCGTTGTCGAATATTTCCTTCTTGATCCAATGCTCTTTGTCGATTGGGTTGAACATGGCTATTATCTGCTGCCCCTCCATACCCCTTAAACGCTTTCTTATCTGTTTGAAGTCTTCCAGTTCATATTCGGATATTTCTTCCAGTACCACCCTTTTGAACCTGGATATTCCCTTTATCTTTTCCGGGTCGTCAAGTCCTTTGAAAACAACCTCACTGCCATTGATACATTTTATCTTTTTTGATTGACATTGGAAGAAACTGCTCAGTCCTATTTGTGAAATAATGGATTTGAAGTCTTTATAAATTGATTCGTCAATGGTGGACGACACTTTCCTGAAAACAATTGTGTCAGTACCTTCAAGAAGGTTGCCGATTATAAGGACTGCTTGGGCTACCGAGTAGGATTTAGCTGAAGACGAACCTCCGTAAAGCCAAATGAATCTTCGATAGGTGTTTTTGAACTCCTTTTCTAAATGGTGGAAGTTTGGGTTAAACAGCTTCCAATCGAATTTTAGACCAATTTGGCTCATTCATTGCTGTTCGTTATGTAGAATGAGATTTGTTTTTGAGAATTGTCTTTCTCGTAACCGCCAAGATGTTTGAGTAGCTTATCTATTGCTGCTTGCTTTCCAGAGGATTTTATCTTTCTGATATGGCCAATTACCATCCCCTCATGCTTTTCTTCATAAGTGGATAATTCCTCTATGGCTTCTCGGCTTTCTTTAGGAATGGAGTGAATGTCCTTTAGGTTTCCGTTTTCGTCGTAGAACTCAGCAATGTCATTTCTTGCAATATTGGCGAGTATTTGGATGCATTCATCAACGGTTATTTTGTTGCGCTCCGATACTTCATTTTTAAGTTCTAGGATATAATTTTCAATCTGAGGTTTTCTGAGGTTTTCATAACCCGCTTCGGATGCGGTCTTTTCACTATATCCAGCCCTGATCGCTGCTTGCGTGGCGTTAAGGTCAACCATGTATTCCTCGCAGAACCTTTTCTGTTTGTCCGTAAGGTTATATGGGTTTTCGCTCGCCATCAATCTATCTCTTGGTAAAGGGGTTTAGGCTCGTTGTAGTATAGCCTTGAGTCTTGGAAGTCTATTTCGATTTGGGGGTTTATCTTTTGGGCCTCGTTCTTAAGGATGCCTCTCAATATCTTTGCCTCGGTGCTGTTTGCGTTCTTTATTTCTATAAAGCAGATTCCGAAGCTTTTCCCGTAATCAATAGCGTTCTTCGACATTTCGATTATAAATTATAATCGTCATTAGCAAATATAGTGATAATCTGTAACATATGCAATAGGTTCAATTCCAATTCATAAGTTCTTTCTTTTCCCCGGTCTTCTCGTCAACTTCGGTGTGGATCAATCCAGTTATCTGGAGATAGCCGAACTCCTTTATCTTTTCCTCCGCTTCCATTCTTGATATGGCCTCGATGCGTGGGCCTATCCAGGTCTTTAGTTCACCATCTTTGGGGTCTATTGCCCTTGTCATTGTTTGGTACTTCATTTTATATACCTTATTTCCAAAAGCCAAAAGAGAAAGTAAAATGCTACCCCGCTTGAACGTTTTTCAAAAACATATTTGGTATTTCTGTATATTTCAATTGATGGTGTCCAGAAATACACTCCATAGTGATTTGGTTGAAATAGATTTGTAAAAACAACCTTCCACTTTTTTCCATCTACTAAATAATAATCTTGTCCGTCCTTTATCATTCCTTCTTGGTTTCCTTCTTTGGATGGACATAGTCGTGTATCATGCTTTCAATGTCTTCATCTGAAAGTTTTTCCCCTCGGAGTTCCACTGCTACGAATTGTATGAGGTTATGGGCAGAATCCAACATTGCTTTGCTCAGCCTCTCGTTCTGCTCCATTGTGTCAGCATTGAAAGTTTTGATTGCCTCTTCTACGTCTGGCCTATAATACATTTCCTCTCCAACTTCATTGTAAGTGGAGCAGTAATTATTGTTTAGGTGTGATTGTATTTCATCTTCCATATCCTTTACTTTAGTGATTTAGTCGTTGGTTTCGTAGATTATCCAGATAGCGAAAATGCTTAGGGCGACAAATAAAAATATAACCTCTTTCATCCTATCTTTTTCTTTAGGCGGATCAATAGCCAAACAAATCCATACCTTTCTTTTCCTGGGGTTGGAAACCATTTATTAAATTCCTTTTCAGCCTCTTCCAACTCTTTTGACATTTGGTGTTTCACATATTGATTCAAATGGAATATTGCTTCGAGAGAAGTTGAGTTTTTTATTTGATCAACTACATTTTCAGCTTTTGCCTCTTCTTTCGATAAAACTGATTTTAGCGGATATTTATCCCAACAATCATCACATACCGTGAACACATCGTTTCCAACTGGATTTTTACAATTCAAGCATAGTCCTTCTCTAACTAAATCGCTTTTATATTTCTTTTCCTTATCGCTCATGGTGTTGGTTTTGATTGTTCTTTCTTGGTTAGTTCTTTTCCTGTGAGTGCGAAATACAGGTTCTGGAGTTGGTGAGCATATTTTATTTCTCTCAAAAAACAGTTGTGATGCATTAGCCAAACTCCAAAACAATCTTTTAACAATTCTCGTGTCTCTGGCGCTAAATGCCTGTCCTCGTTCCTTTCTTCAATATGTAGGAGGTGATTTTGCCATGCGTCATCCTCGTCATTGAATTTAAACCCAAAATCAATCAGCCAGTCTTCGGTCAATGGGATATAATCGTGCACGGACTCAAAACCTTTTCTATCTTCTTCGAGCCATTTAAAATCCTGCCAATCCAAAGATGTTTCCAACACATCACCTTCGGCAGTAGTGTAGTTCAATAGATTTCCGACCCTAAATTCCTTTGCTTCCATTCCAACCCTATATTTACTTTAATTTACGAATAAACTATCTGATATACAAGTTTTTACACCTATTTCATTACATAATAATCAACATCTTTTCCAAGCCATTCCACCAGTTTGAAGTAGGTGGAGATATGTATGTCACAATAGCTTCTCACGCTGTTGAAGATGCTGGGGGCGACCCCTATTCTTTTCGCTTCCTTGGCCTGTGAACTTTCCCTGTCCCTTACCATTGCGTACATGTCGTTTTCCAGTTTTTCGTAGTCGAGTGTCATATCTTATTACCTTGTTTTAAATATCTTTTTTGGCCGATTTTTACGGTCCATCCTTTTTCTTCGCCCGACTTTTTTAGCCTAAGTGCGTTGGCGTAGTCGGTCTGCTTGTACATTACCACATCAACTTCTCTTTCAGGTGGAAAACCATATTTCTTCATAAAATCTCCCTTAAATGCCTTTTTTGCTTCCTAAAAAATGATTCAAGCACCAATTGTTTGAACTTTGGCAATAGGTCTGGATGGCTCTGTTTTCTTATCCTGGATATTTCATCCTGTATTCTTTTATAGGCAGGGGTTTTCTTCATTCCCTCTTCATACAGCTTCTTTCTTTCATCGATCAACGGGGCCAATAAAAATCCACCTGCCGACATCATCATTTTTTCATAGGCCTCTACCACCACATCACTCGCCCCTGTCCTACTGGGCAAAACCCCCACATCATATAGATGGTTGAATGTCTCAACTACCCCGGATATTATCTTACCTTCCTCATCGGTCAATTTCTTGTTGTTGATGAAATAATCGTTGACATTGTACATTGTCTGGCGATTGTCGACCTTTGGGGATTTTTGTTGCTTGTAGGCATTTATGACCTTATTGAAGTGTATTGAGTCTATAAACCCGGACATCGGTTCCAATGGCAATTTCCCATCCACATAGAGTTTAAAAGCCTCCATTATCTGGTTTACGGACAATCCCCATGCATTTTCTTTTATCTGAATCATCACGGATGCTATCCGCTTGTGGTTGTCAATAGTGTCCTTGACCCCTAAAAGCACCTCCAACCATTGTGTCAACTTTGCCACTTGGGCGTTCAGTGTTTCTTCTGGAAGGGCCTTACACGGGACGGACATCCCCTTTTCTTCAATTTTTACCAGTTGTTCCATAGATCAATTGTTCTGTTATTGTCTGCGGTTTGTTGACCTTTATATCCTTTATCTTGGGAGTGTTCCACTTCTTTTCGTTCCTAGCCCATGTTGCCAATCTCCTGCCCATTGAAAAGAAGTTCTGCGCCTCAAATCTCATTTTCTTACCACTTCTGTTAGGCTCACACCAGTACTCAATGAAATCCTGTAACATTTCATCGGAATACTTATTAAGTGCCGTAGTATGCACTTCTGCAATAAATTCGATTTTGCGATCTTCGAGTGTCATGCGTACTTAATTTTCACCGTATTGGGTATTTTATCGAGTATGTCTTCAAGTTTTTTTATGTGGGCACGTTGGTTGATGATGACATGCTCCAATAATTCACTTGTGGTTGCCGCCTCTATTGCGTAACTGGGAATGTCGGCCTTGGCTTTGTTCCTTATCACCCTGTACATATCATGATAAAGCCGTAAATGTGGTTTCTTGGCTATTTCTTTGTCAAAAAGTATTATGCCGTGCCTGACCGTTGCGTGATCCCTCCCACCGACCTTTTCTCCGATACTTTCCAAACTAAATCCGGTTAGCTCCCTTGAAATTTTATAGACAACCGCCCTTTTATATACATCGACCTGTTTTTTTCCGGGAGACAAAAAAGAATCTCCCATTACAGACCTTGAAATGCTTATTATCCTTTCAACATCCCTCATGCCCTTAAAGAGTATTGTGTCCTTTGGTATCTGCCCAAATGCTCTACGCCGGATATCCTTATCTTCTGGTTTCTTTCCAATACGCTCAAACGCTTCTGGATGACGAAGTAATTAAGGTCGGACAGTTCCTCCACGTCATGGGCCGTAAGTTTCCTTTTTGGGTATTTCTGGAACACCTCCAATATCCTTTCAGTTTCACTTTTCATGTTGGCCCTTGTCAATGGGTCGTGATAACTTAGAATGCTTGTCTGTTTCATTGCTCAAATAGTTCTAGTTGTTCTACGTTCTCCTTTCTTATTATTTCCCTTGCCGCATCAAGGATTGTTTTACCGGCCTCATAGTCCACAAGGTTTCTTGCTATCTTGTCCTTTCGTTGTTCACCGTTATAACCAGAAAGGTCTATTTCGTGGAATGCGCATAACTTTTTCACTTCATCCTTACCGCTGCCCACTTTTACTTTTCTATCGCTCAATACGTTTGGAAGCCTAAAGTTTGTCCAATAGATGTGCCTGCCTCTTTTTATTCCTGGTATCAATGGCTCATAATATGGGGTAACATTCTCAACACACCACTTTCCATTGAAGAAATTCTCCAGGAATATTATTTCTTCATACAGTATCATTGATGGAAACATTGGCTTTGCCTTTGTGTTTGCAAATCGAACCTTACTATGTGTTGGACATGGGGGGGAACTCCATATAAATTCAAACTCCTTATAATGATCTAAAAGATATTGGTGCGCATCCCCTACAATTACCACGTCATTTGGAAAACGCTTTTGGTATAATTTTGCCAGTTCTGGGTCATGTTCAACCGCAGTTACTTCTACATCGTCCCATTTATACCGGTTCCCCCCAAGGCAAGCGTAAAGGTTCAATACTTTCATCATCTTGGCTTTTTAAGTAGTCTTTGGTATTTCAATTTCAATTCTTTCAGTTCTTCCCTTGAAAAACTGTAAACCCTCAATTCATTGGCCCTTTGTTCCAGTTCCAAAACCGCATCCTGACCATATTTTTTTACCAATCCGACACGGTACTCGCTTTCGTTCCCGTCCAAAAAGGTGTTGCATTTTTCACATTGTTTGTTCACGTTCACCTCGTCGAATATCAGCCCTGTGAAGAGTTCGGCCTTTTTGTAGTGGCCTGCGTGCCATATCTTCGCTGTTGTTGTTTCGCAGCTTATACACGCATCATTGGCATCCCTTGATCTTATGAACTTTTGGAAGGGTTTTCTGGTTTCCTGTATCAACCTTGCAATCGATTTTAGGTCTTCCCTTCTCTGCCTTTCCTTTTTCCTTATTTCTTTTTTTGTCCTTGATTCAACTTTTGGGATGAACTGTTTTTTGTAGTGCAATCTCCCTCCTTCCGTGTTCTGCATCCAATCCCAAAAACAGTAAGGGCACAATCCAAATTTCCTGTTCAGCACCTCCTTTCCGCAGCCCTCGTAACCGTGGGCCTTATTTATACCCTTACACGCTTTTGGTTTAGCTTTCAATCCAACTTTCCTTTAAAGTGGTTTATCAGTTCCTCCATCTTTCTGTTGTAGTAATCATCGAATACTTTGTACCCTAGATCCTCCTGCTCAAAATTCTTGTAGAGTACGGCCCTTAACCGTTGGCTCTTTGACTTGCCTTTTTCATCATAGTCAGCTTTCAAAGAGTTCAGAACCTCTATTTCATCGGTCTTGAAATTATCTTCCTTAAAGGCTAGATAACCGAACTTTTGGGAAGTCTTGGCTATCTGTGCCAATTGCTCTGGATTGGGCTCTTGTGTCTCAAAACTCAACTTTAACGTTTTGTCCTTAAGGCTTCGATAACTCTCTAACTGCGCTCCTATCAATAACATTATGCGGTCCTTTTAAATGAAACCGGATATACAAGGTTCTTGGGCCTGTAATTTGGATTTTCTTCATCCCATATTGCCCGTGTATACCTGTACAGTCTATAGGCTTCTTCCTGTGGTCTTTCAAATTCATGGAGTTTCCACCCCTTACCCTGTATTTTTCCGTTCTTTCCCTCGGTTCGGGTCTGGGCCTTTAAATGCATGACCCCTTTTCTTTGAATCGGGAATTTTGGGTTGAGTTCGTTCCATAGTTCCACATAAGCCGCTAATTGAAGCTCATGGGTCTTTTGTATTGCATTTGATGTTTTATGGTCTATCAACCATATCTCATCGTTTATTTTACATACCAGATCCAAAGTACCCCCCAATTTCATCTTATGGGATATTAGGCTTATCTCTGTTGAAATAAGTTCTGGGTTGAACCTTTCCCAAAATTCAACGAACTTGTTTATCATCTGCCATTCCTCCAATGTGTATAATTCTAATCCGTGCTCATTGAACCAATTGATTTCACCACCCTTCAAGTATTTATCAATGGCGTCATGGACATTACTACCAACCTCTGCCGCCCTATCCCTTATTTCATCAGCATTTATTCCTACATTTTTCAACCATTCTTGAAAATAACCTCCCTTTGGATACACGGACAATACCGTTGTTGCGCTTGGATAGAACCTAACGTTGTCGTCCGTATAAAACCTTTCGTCAAGGACGTTGATCTGTTGCAGTTTTTCGTTATAAAAAATCTTCATAGCTAAAATGGTAAATCGTCAGGGTCTTCTTCGTTGATGTCGTCTGCCGGCTCAAACGGTGGGGTGTATGATTCTGGAAGCACTATTCCTTGAACATGTTTCTTAAGAAACTTTTTTACATCGATGAAGTAAACCTTCCAATCATCATTGTCAAATCCTTCTCCTTTGTTTTCAGGGACAGGAAAACCATGCAACACTTTTTTGTTGTCATTGTCCCAGAAATAGTTTTCTATTTTCACCCCCTCCTGCATGATGGAAATTCCGGTGCGCCTTTTCCCTTCTGGCTCAAAATCAAATGGTCTTAAAACAATCTCCATATCTAAATGGATGTTCGACACCTTTTTTCCAAAATCCGAAAAGTATTTACTGTCCACAGGGAATTGTAAGGAATAGGTTTCATCAACATCTTTAAGTTCAATTACAAATTGCTCCCCAAAATCACTATCCTTGAAATCAAGCGAGTTGATTACACCAGAAACACTTTTGTATTGTAACTCCCATTTCTCTCCTTCGCTGCCGTCTGATTTTTCATACTTTCTTAATTTGGCATTGGGAGTGTTTTCATCGACCTTTTGCGTGAGCGTTCCCCTCACAATGGTCAAATAGGTCTTGTTGCTTTCAATAGTTTCTAATCCCATTATTATCGTTTTAAAGTTTTTACAGTTTATTTTTCACATACAACCACACCAACAGATCCAATAGTGCATATAAAAGCATTATCAATATTCCTTTGGTGTAGTAGTCCATTTTTAATCTTGTTTTGGAGGTTCTGGTAATTCCATCCAGTGGGTTATTTGATAAATGCTGATCACTTGGTCGCCTTTATAATCCCACCATTTTCCCTCATCATAACAAGCAGAGGCCATTCCTATGTATCCATCGACCAGCGGGTAACAAACAAGCACATCAGATGTATGTTCCGGCAACTTTTCGTTTACGCTAATCCAGTTCATCGTTTCTTGTGTTTATCGGTTTCTCTTTTCATTAAGTATACCATACAGGTGAGTAGGAAACTTGGTATCAATAAGATCATGGGAATACTGTTTGAAGTTCTTTCTTTGCCCCTTGTTCATCGTATTCAAAAAGACTTGAATAATCCATGACATTTTGAATCCCGTCCAGTTCGCACAGGTATTCAACTACTGCGCAGAGGCCTTTGAATTGGAGTTCTTTATTGTCCGATAAATGTGACTCTGGAAAATAAGACATAAATATTTTCTCGACCCGGCCTAATTCAGACAGCTCATATTTAGAAAGTTCTTTACATCTGATGTCCGTTATTTGACCTATACGATTTCTGGAATTGACACCCCATTTAGCATAGCCATCACACATATTTCCAACTGCACAAGCATGGCAATTATATGCGTTAAGCGCCCCTTCGTGAAAAGCCTTATAAAGCTTGGTCACCGCTTTTTCAAATCTTTCTGTTGTTTCCATTTCAAATGTTTTTTAGATGTTCTGATTCTATTGCTATCACTGTTCCAAAGTTCAATGATGTGTGGTTCACGCTTACGTTATGCTTTGACATCCAGCGTGTCAGGTTCGGTTTCCTTTTCGGCTTCGCTGTCAGCGTTGCCCTTATAATCCCTTGTGAAGTCATATAAAAAGTCGATTTTGATTTTTTCGTTGGGCAATCTCTTCCTACAGATGTAGTTCGTGTAAAAGGAAAAACCGTCCATTGCATTGAATCCCTGCTCTTCCAAATAGGCCATTGCATCGTTACAATAGGCCGCTTTGTTCTTCAACTTCCCTACCTTTCTCCATATCGATTTCTCCTTTTCCCTTCGTGTCATAGTTCCTTTATCAATCTTAGTTTCCTCTGCCACCATTTCTCATGCCTTAAATTCTTCATTTCGTCACTTGTGAACACCTCTATCACACCATCGTTGTTGGTCGTGAACACTTTTCCGTTGTTGATGCTCTTGTAGATCATGCTGTTTTCAGTTTTTTGCCTTGGCCCAGTTCTGAAATGGCAACATCATATTCCTTTAATTTCTCCTTCCAATTATCAACAAGGCCCTGCGTTGTCAAAACTTCCTTTTCATCGTTCTTGAACTTTGCGTACTCAAGACGTTCTTGTGCTGTGACCAACATGCTCTTTGTGGCTTGTCTTCCATTCAACAAAAGTTTCAATGCTGTTTCCATCTTATTTGGCGTTTAGTGATTAATAATGTTTTCCGTAAATAGCCCCGGGTGTTCCGTACCTCATTTCATCGGCCTGAAGTTGAAGGGCGTAGGCTTCTTCAAGTTTCTCACCCTCCATCCAGTCCGTTACCCTTTTTATCTCTTTTTTGACAAGGTTTTCCAAGTATTCAATCTGTTCATTGGTAGGTTCACACTCCACCCATTCACCCTTTACCATATGCCCGAACTCGTCAACAATCAACTTATGCCCGTTGGACTGTTCTGCGTAGAACCCTATGGTATAACCGTAGTTCGAAGCGGTGAACGCCACCGAATCCAAATTATCACCGGTTTCACATTCCACATACTGCATTACATTGAGGAACACACTTTGTAGTATCTGCGGGTTTTGCCCTTTCATGTCGTTGTAAATAGCTTCGGTTTGCATATCTTTGAATGTTACTGTAATAAAACAACAGTACGAATATAATAACTAAAGTTAGGATAACCAAACTTTAATTAATATTTTTACGAACTTTAACACATCAACCAAATGTCTTTAGGTAATAGAATACACCTTGTAATGAAGCATAAGCGCCTGACCCAAGAGGAGTTAGGGGAAGATGTAGGTTATTCTGGGGTGTCGATTGGGAAGCTGATAAACGAAAAAACCAGACCAAAGTTTGATTTCTTTGAACGGCTTTCGGAAAAACACCCGGACATAAACCTTGTGTGGCTTATTACTGGTGAGGGGGAAATGTTATACTCTGATGTTAGGGGAGGTGGTTCTTTTACTACGGATGAAATAATACGGTTGGTTCAGGAGAACGAAGAATCTTTGAAGGAATCACCTGCATTTATGAACCTAGTAGGCAGGATAGCCAAGGAAAGTAATATTCTGGAAAGTATTCAGGACGACATCAAGAAGTTGCAGAAACAACTAAAGGAACTAGGTTCCAAGTAGGTTCATTTCGCCCAAAAGGGAATCCCTTTTCATATAGGCATCCATTAGTTTTTTGTTCAGCTCCTCGTTCTTTTGGCGCTCATGTTCCTCTATGAGGTCTTTTAGGTCGGATGAATACTCGTCAATCTTTTCCTCTGGAAAGATTTTGGACTTCTTTGCTTTTTCTATTCTTTTATTCATTGTCCAATGATTGATTTACCAATTCAGTTCGCTCTCTTTTATATTTTTTCCTTTTTTCGGGTATGATGTACCTACCTACCGTTTCAATGTTATATGTAAACCTTATCAGGTTCTTGGAAATCTCTTGGAGTCTTTCAATCTTGAACCTATACCACATTAAGAAACTTACCAAGGCCATTGAAAGGATAACGGAACCCAGCAACATAGCCACCCAATAAGTTTCAATTGGATAATCCTGTGAAGGCCAGAAAACCCATGTTATTACATATATGGATATTGCATAGCAAAAAACCTGCAACGTTGTCAAAGCGTTTCTAAGTTTGCCCTTTTCAGGCTTAATGAAGAACACTACCAAAAGTGTTATTATTATCGAAAAGAAAAGGTAGACTATCCTTATGCCGAAGCCTATCAAAAATATCCTCCAGGTCTTCCACCCAAAAACCCTTTCCTGTTCCACTTTTTCATCATATAGTTTTTCGTTGACCTTTTCTTGTGAGGCCCTTTTCTCTTTTACTGAATCGGTGAGCGAAATAAATGTTTCGGCAGATATTTCTTTGTTGTCGTATTGGGTGCGCAATAAAATAAGTTCGTCATCAAATATCTGAATTGATTTATCAAGCTCCTTACTGTACGATTCAACTTTTGCGTTTTGTCTAGGAAAACCAATATGTACCAAAGGGGCGACCGCAATAGCCACCCCTATTGTGATGATAAATAAAACTAAACTACTTGTCTGGTTCTTCGTCCTTGTCACTTGCTACTACTACTGGTAATGTTTCTTCGTCAGCCGTGCAGGAAACTGCTAAAATTGAGGTTCCGAACAACAGCATCAATGCCAAAAGTGCTTTTTTCATCTTAAGATAATTTAATGTTATACACCATTAAATTACCTCATAATCAATGTTTTGAGTGTTGTTTTGGAGGGAACTTATCAAGGTTTTATCAACTTTGAAAGCCCCACAAGATACACTACTTATTTTATAGAACATTGCAGAAAAACCATACTTTTTATAGGGTTTTCGCTTAAACAATGTGTTTTCTTGACATTTGTCAATTTTGTGGTTCATTATAAATATTGGGTCTGTGATCGTGGATTTTAGGCAATATTGGCATTGATTTTGTGTTTTAATATCCATGAGAGCATTGTTTTCAACGATTTTAGCATTGCTTTATAAAAATATTTTGATATATTAAACTAATTTTGCATTGAAACTCAATCACTAACAAACATAAAACCATGAAATCTGCTAAGGAAATTAAGACTTCCAACAAGGTTGTTCAGTTTTTCTACCGAATGATGGAGGAAAAACGGGAACGAAACGACGAAGTACGCCGTAAAATAAAAAACGGGGAAATCAAAGTTGCAGAATAGCATTTACGAATATCACCAAGGAGAGGGTACTGGTTACCCTCTTTTTTTGTTCCAAAGTGATTACGGATATGAGTTCGGTGTCCGTATGGAACAGTTCCCAATTGACTTTCCTGATGTTTCAATTATAAGGACAATAAGTGTTTTCTGTGAACCTCAAAAACCACCCCCTTTAGATATAAGGGTGGGTATTACTGTATGCCACATTATAGAAACCTACCTACTTGATAATGCTGACGAGGTGATGACATACGTTTGCGACAATCTTGATGGAAAAGGCCACGTGAGACAAGACAAGTTTAAAAGATGGTACAATTGCTACGGAAATGGTCAACTTTTAGCATTGCCACACATAATTTCAACTCCAAATGACGAGATACACACGTGCCTGATATTTCACCCATCGGTTTACGATGAAAACAGAATAATGGCCTCTTACAAAGATGAGATTGATTCTATGGAAAACCATAAATCCTAGACCCAATATTTCAAAGAACATACTGCCCTTAAAGGGCTTTTTTTGTTTTATATATTTAGTTATTCGTTATATTTATTGCCCACCTTGAAAACCAAAGCCATGAAAATCACTCTTTTGTCTGTTGAAAACCTAGTAGAAATCGGAACCATCAAACTAGACACTACTCCAAAAAAGGATGACTGTGTTATGCTTAATGACATTATATACTTGGTTATCAGTATTGTTTATTCAGAAAATATGGTTTCCTTGATTGTGAGAAAGCATCCTAAATACAATGATGAAAACTTTGTGATCTAGTCAGCCTTTTTCTCAATTGTGCTTTCTAAAAGTTTTTTATAGGTTAAAATGTCTTTCTCTAAGAGTTCCACTTGTTGCAGGATCATTTTAAACTCCCCTGCAGTTCCTCTTGGTAGCTTAAGGCTGAATTTTTTTAAATCCTCCAATACATAATCGGCATTTGATGTTGAATAATCCATATTACTTATTTTCTAGTTAAACTTATATTGAACCTTGCTTTCATTTCTGCTTTGATCCTCTCTTTTGCTGAATCTTCCAATTTTATTTGGGTGTGCTTTTGGAATATTCCTATCAAGTGGTTGTAGCTCTCCGGGTTGTTGTGGTAGAAATCAACATGCTTTTCATTTTCATCTTCCCCCACTAATTGAGCAATTAAATTATCAATACCCCTACCGTCCTGAACGGTCTTTCCCGAAAACCATTGTTTCTTTTTCCAGTAGACGACATCATAACCTTTGTGGGTTATTATCAAACTGGATTTGGTTTCAATTACCTTATAACCTATTTCTTCAAGTTTCTTCTTTTCCACTTTTTGAAATCAATAGTTGCATATACTTTTCTTTGTCCACCTCTTTTCCGATGGCCTTTTTTTTCCAACCCTTTTTAGGGGGCCATTTTATCCCGAAAAGGGCAAGTGTTTTTTTATCATAACCCCCATTTCCTGTTTGAAGTTTTTCGATATCGTTTTTACTTATTATCATATTATCTATCATTAGTTCACGAATGGATTTTAAGAAAACGCTACGCTTAAAAGCAAAACCATGAAGATTTTACCTAGCAAAGCGTTTGTTCTCGAATTGGAGAATCGGTTACGGTGGTTTCCCACAACTGCAAAAACAGTTCCTCGCACGCATAACGGCACCAACATTCCTCTATGGGATAAAATTACCGCAAGGCCGTCAGTCCTGCCCGTATGCGCTCGCTTGTTTATAGACGGTTCCGCTCTTTTGAGTAAGTCAAAATTCTAAAAACACTCCTTATGTAATGGGGTATAAAAAATAGCCCCTAACGCTTGTGGTAGTCACGTTAGAGGCTTTATGGGTTTCACTATTGGCCACCCGAAAATCTTTCCTCGTTCTACCACAACGACAAGACAAATATAACTTTAATTTTCTTTTTTACAAACTTTTATTTGTTTTATCCGAACTTTAGTTATATATTTGTTTCAGAAACAATCCCAAAAGGGGCCGAATGGCGGGATTGTGTAGAGTAAAAGTTTTTCATAGTTAGTTTGGTTAATATTCGGTTTGCCCCTTGCCACCCTTTGGTAAGGGGTTTTTTATTGGAGTGGTGATTCAAAACGAGAATATTAAATCAAGTATCAGTTAAGTGCCACTCCAATTTTTTGAAATGACAACTAATATTCTAATAATGATACATACTGTAAAAAAGAACTGGACTGAAATAAAGAGGACTATGTTGTTGAGCCAAGACACGGAGTTAGGATGGTTTCTTTATTCCAGAAAAATATCTAATGGACTTTCAAACAATGCCAGTACAAAACCGGGTTGTGGCGATGTTATTTTTTTTGTTGAAAGGTTGAATGAATACGCAAGGTTGTCAGACGATTTTTTAAAGATCGCGAAAAAAATGGGCGATGATGAAATATCCTTTATAAGGAACAACAGGGATTTTTTATTGACTATAAAATAAAGAGAAAATTGGTTGAGTGGCGGAATAAGACGCTAACCCCGGTGAGAGACACATCTATTGCAAGAGATAATTTCCGATAAAAACATTTATTGCAAGCTGTGTGAGTAAGAGGATGTCCGGTAATAATCAAAGTGTCTCGTCAAGGTGAAAACCCTTGCTCAACCAAAATATTTACAACTCATTGGAATAGTGGTATAAGCGCAATAAGCGGCAAGTATTACCAGTGTGCGCCATGTGAACGGAGTAATTGACCATAGTACGCTGAAAGGGGCTGTGATTCCTAGGATTACGGCAGACCAATGCGAGTATCGAATCTCGCCTATTCCAATGTTTTTTTAAAGAAGTAAAACATAAAAAACCATATACGATGAAACTGACATTTTACAAGGACAACAGGATCGACGGAAAACACGAAAGGACAACGGACGAGATAATCTCCGAGTTCTACAAGACCGAGGAAAGCAAATTGGACATGCCTTTTGAGAGGTTGCTGTTGAATTTCATGGCGGATACATATGGAAGTTTTGACGTCCCCACAGAAAAGGAGTGGAAAGCCATATACGCATCAAAAAACAATCGGAAGAAGTAAAACATAAAACTGAATATCATGGAAAATAAAATCAAAGAGAACTGGAAAGCCATTGAAAATGTTGAGCAAAAGGTTCGTGAAAAAACTGGCGATCCAGAAGCAGGGTTTAATGCTTCTTCTTTTTGGATCACAGGAAGCGGTAGGCATTTAATGTTACCGTGCATGTATCGCGGAAAGAAGGGTAAAAAAGGAGAAGAAAAGTTCACCAAGACCTATAAGGAAATGATGGTCTACGCCAAGTTCTGTCCTTTCACTGGAAAACCGCTTTACGAGGATTCTTCAGATACAATAACCAGTAAAACCTAACAATCGTGAATACAGAGAATTTATATGTAGTGGCATTTCATTACGGAAAGGGTGAGGATTATGCCGAACAATTGGTAACAAAAAAGGTTTTCACTTCAAAAGAAGAAGCGGAAAAAACCATAACAGATTCTGAATATATGATGGTACTCACCCTAGAAATGTGGGGAGAAGCCAAGTACAATTATGGATATGGAGAAGCATACGGATAACCCCTCACATATAGAAAGGAACAATTAAAAAAGAAAACCATGCCTGACATAAGTAAATGCGGAAACGAGGACTGCCCTAGCAAAATGAAATGCTTTAGGTATACGGTAAAACCTAATAAGTATAGGCAGTCATACGCTGATTTTTCACCCAAGGAAGGTGATGACAGGTGCGAATATTTTTGGAACAATTAAAACCACATATCATGGAAACCGAAGAAAAAATAGAAATCAAGGAAAACGATGTTTACCATTTCAGGTACAATAACTACGAAAGCAAAAAAAGGCATGACCCGTACCATTGCTTTGATGGTCAAATGGTGGTAGTCAAGAACAATGACGGAGGTCTTTCCTTATTGGATACTTATTGGTCAAGTAAGCATAATGGCTTTAAAACAGGAGGTGGATATAGTAGGAGAAAAACACTCGAAGAAGCATTTTCCGAAGGCGAATTAAAGTTCATCTGCAACCTTGACGATGTTGAAGAGATAAATGAACATGACACAAAATATTATTCAAATGAAGATGTTTTTGACCTCTCCTATCAACATCATTGCTACAGGTTTTTCGTGAAGAAGAAGGGTGCAGAAAGAAATGCCGAAAAGATAATCAATGGCATACAGGATGAAATCGAGAACGAAAAATACAGGATAAAATCATCCGAGAGGTCTATTGAAAGATTGACCGAGACACTTAAAAAAGTGAGGTCAGGTGATTTGAACATTTATTTCTAAAAACAACAATACAATGGAAACAGCAACCAAAGAATTTAAAGGAACTAAAGGTGAGTGGAAAGCGGTTAAGCTCCCCTATAAAGTTGGATTATGTACACATGAGATACAATTTAATGAAGATGGTGAGTGTGTTACTGATGGAGTGTACGGAGAAGCCAACGCCAAGTTAATAGCAGCAGCACCAGACTTATTGGAGGCTTGTATGGAATTTGTTAGGAAGGTTGAATGTGGCGAAGCAAAAAGCAAAAGAAGCTACGCCCAAATGAAACAAGCCATAGAAAAGGCACTTTAAAAACCAATAAAGGAATAGACTATGAAAATAGCTGGATGCATTTTTAGAAAGGACAAAATCATCACATCAACAAAGGATGAGTTCCATGCCACTTATAAGAACCATGAAATATTCGTTTCAACCGACCATTTTTTAGGTGAGCCTGATGATGAGGAATTAAAGAGGTTCAATATTGAGGTTACCTATGATGAAGGAGGTCATACATGCGATACCTACCAAGATTTTGAAACCATTGAAGAGGCAATCAAATATGCGCTTCACGGATCAATGCTTCTCCCTGAACAACAAACACTTCGATAATGGAAAATTATATCGGGACAATCAGGATAAGAAACCCAAAAACATTGCAAAAGTGGATTAACAATGGGGAGTATAGGAAAAGAATGAACCAAGGATTGATTTTCAATGTTGGTTGTGGGAGATTCAGAATTGAAAATTGCCAATGTTCAAAATGTAGGAAAAGCAAAAACTCACCATTAAAGGAGGTTTTAGAAAAAAATGGATTAACTCAATAAAGGAATAGTGATGGAAACTACAAAGGAAAAGATAAATCGAGTTTGTCCAATTACAGGGCTTGATTTCTTCATGAGTATTGAAAATGAATCAGGGGTCTTGGTAGATACTTATGGAGGCCCATTCGATAGTTATACCACGCCAACAAATGATGGTGATGATTGGGTTTGGGAAAGATATTGCCATGATAGAGGCAGTTGGATGGGGTTTGAAAGCGTACCAGATAGCCGCATCATTGATTATTTGAAAGAACAAACCACCTCCCAAAAGCAGACCATAGAAAGGCTTAGGGGATTTTTAGAATGGGTAACCAGAATCGATGAGGAACGTGGCAGAGCAGGATGTACCTACGGAGATACTGATTTTGATTCTCCTTCTGCTGCTAAAGGTTGGAACGATTGTTTGGATTACATCAAATCCAAAGCCGAGAAACTATTGAATACCACAGAACCAACAAATAGTGAACCATGAGTGATTTTAAATTGTCGGTAGGGTTAAAAGTAAAGCTATCAACCAACTATTCACAGCAAATAGGGGAAGTTGGAAATAAGTTGGTACAAGGGAATGAATATGAAATAATAAACTGGTTCCCGTTCGGAGGAAAAACTATGTTGATAATGAAAACGGGTGAATACGTATATCGGTTTAATGTAGAACCAACAAATAAATAGTGATGGAGAAGTTCATGAACAGACATTTTTGGTGCTATCGAAGAAGAAAGGGGTTAGGAGAACCTTGTCAGGGCGATTGTCCGGTCCCAAAAATGTGTGATGTACCAAAGTTTGAACCAACAAAGTCAAGGCAACAATAAAGGTTATGGAAAAAAAGGCGAACAGACAGAAAAATCCATCTAAGAACAACCATTGGAAGACCCCTGATTATATCTACGGTCCATTGGATGAAGAATTTGATTTTGATTTTGACCCATGCCCGTTGAGACATGATACCAGTCTATGGAATGGACTTGAAATAGAGTGGGGAGAAAGGAACTTTGTAAACCCGCCATATTCTGCAAAGGAAAAAACTGACTTTGTTTTAAAAGCTATTGAAGAAAGTAAAAAAGGAAAACTATGTGTTCTATTGATTCCTGTTAGTACAAGCACAAAACTTTATCATGATATCATTGAGCCAAACAAAACTGAAATAAGGTTTGTAAAGGGCCGAATTAAGTTCATCGGTTATGGACAAGGTGGGAATTTTTTAAAGAATAGTCCTGCTATGCATGATAGCATGATAGTAGTTTTTGATGGAAGAAATCCTGATTAACCAATAAACAACAGAAGAAATGAAAACCCTTACATACATATTGATATTGTCCCCTTTCATTGGACTTTCACAGCTTCATATCACAGGTGGTGTGGTCGATGTCTCGGAAAGAAGGGACGGCAACACAATGGCATGGGAAGTGGGCTATACCCAAATCTTTGATAGGTTGGGCCTCACAGCGAACTTTAGAAGCACCACAATGAACCTTGACAACTACTATACCGCAGAACTCCTTTTGAAGAACAGGATAGAGCAGAAAGGGTATAGACTTGACTTGGGAGTGGGTGGAGGTTACAACTTTGACGATTTTGACATACATCCCGTTGCAACGATTGAAAACCAGTTCAGATTGGACGAAGGGGTCTGGCTGATGGTCGCTTTGGACGGGGCTTATAGGGATTCAAAGGATATTTTAAAGGAAGGGTACAGATTCGAGACTTATGCGATGATAGGATTGGTCTTGGATGTGAAGTGGCAGAGGAAATTAAGGAAAATGAAAAGATTTTTTTGATATGGTATGGATTGTTTCTTTATGGGTTTTATTGGGCCTTCATAGTGCTTGGTATTTGGTAAGATGTATCACCTTAAAAAGGGACTTCACATCCGATTTATTTATGATGTTGGTGATCTGTGTTTTGTTCCCAATAATTAGTCATCTATGCACTTGGGCTATTTATGATGAAAGAAAGTTGAATAAAAAAATATTGTTTAAAAAAAGACAATAACAGAAAGAGGATGAAGTTCACCACGGACATACCGCCACTTCATAGGGTCAGAATGGAAAAGATGTTCGTTTCCAGTTCTAGGGCCGCACGTATTATCGGAAAGTCAGAAAGGTGGATTCGTCTCAACAGGGAACTTTTCATAGTGGATGATTCCAAACGAAACCTTAAGTTCGAATTGTCATCCGTACTCGAATACCACTTTAAAGAGTTATTATCTTAGCATGGGCCTCGTCCTGAACACTTCTAGGAAACTCATTTGTGTATATACTTGTAGTTGTACGTATCTTATGCCCTACTATCTGTGCTGTTACCCTTTCATCGATTAAAAGCTGCTGTGCCCTATCTATGAACGTATGTCTTACGTTTTTAGGGGTCAACTGTGCCGTAAGGGCCATTTTCTTGCAAACCTCCTTAAAACGCCTTGAAAAGTTGCTCCTGAACTCCCTGTAATTGTATTTGTGGATGGGGACAAAATAATCTTCCATGTATTTGTCGATTATCTTTTGGGCCTCTGGAAGTATGATATTCGAGCAGAACGTTTCCGAATTACCTTTAGACCTATTGAAATTGACCCTATCCCCTACTATATTGTCTTTCTTCAATCTTGCCAATACCTCCAAATCTATCCCTCCTAAGTAGAACATCAAAAGCCAACAGTCACGATAAAAAGCTGCCATCCCCTCTAGTTTGGCCTTTTTCATTTTCTTTAAATCCTTCGTGGTGGCTACACGTTGTTCTTTGTCGGGGATGCTGATAGGGAACTTGAACGGGTTGGGTTCTGTACTAAGTGTGTTCCATAGGGCTTTTAACGAACGTCTATATGAGTCCACGCCTCCGGGGGAATGCTTTTTGATTCTTTGCGCCACGTATTTTTTAGCAAGCTTCATATCCAGCTCGTCCATCCTGATATTTGGAGCAAACTCATTGAAAGAGTTAAGCGCACTCATTTTGGTGGAGAACTTAGGGAGTCCCTCTTTTGCCAGATCATAGAACCTATCGCTGTTTTTCCGAAACAACATATCCACGGAATCCTGTATGCTCAATCTTTTTTTGGTGGACTCGTATATCACATCGTTTATCCTTGACTTCAATTTTGTGATATACCTGTGTAGGTTTATGTAATCCGGGTGTTTTTTGGTAGGTTCGGACAGTTTTTCGTTCCACTCGTTTTTTTTGGCCCTATACTCGGTTCTTATCTTTTTTTCTCCGTAATTTGCAGTAATATAGACTATTACGGGATGGCCTTGGTCGTTCGACGCTCTTTTTGATTTGTCCAGTTTGATTGTGATGTTCAT